TTTGTGGCACGGGGTTTTGTGGTGTGGCTCAGATAGGGCTCGAACCTATGACACTCCGGGTATGAAGCGCAAGCCCATACAAGCGGAAGTGCTTTATTTTTCAACCGCTTCGGCGGTTGCTTTTTCGTCCTGACTACCATTTTGACAACGAAACGCCTGTTTTACCCGCTCCGCTTCCGATGTTTCCCGGCTGTCCGTCACGCTGTCATATATGCGCAAAAGCATGGTTGCATCCGCATGACCCATCCATTTTATGACGGTATGCAATTCAACTGGCGGTTGCATATCCCGAAGCATGGTTGCAAAGCTGTGCCGCAGATCGTACGGCGTGACCGTAAAAGACACCCACGGCGGCAACGTGCCCCCGGCGGCAAGGATGGCTTTGTGTTCCTTTGTGCGCCCATACCAACGCCGGGGAATGCCATTGATTGCCGTTTCCATGCTTGTTACATATGACCGCCACACAACCCGCCACGTTGTTTTTGTGACGGCTTTCCCGTGTGCCGATGTTATCAAACGCCCTGTGCGCCCCTGCAATGCGGTTTTCAGCGGGGGCAACAGCGGGATTGACCTATTTGCTTTGTCTGTCTTTCCCTCGCCTGTAAAGGCGTATTTCTGCCCGTTTTCGGGGCTTGTGTGGGCTGTCTCCTGTACCGTTATTGTTTCCCGCTTGAAGTCAACATCCCGGTCAATATCCAACGCCTTTGCTTCCTGCGGACGCAATCCGGCGTAAAGCATAGCCATTACAACCGGGTGCGCCCTGTGGTCTGTGCAAAGCGTTTCTATCCATTCCCGTTCCTGCGCTGTTATTGACCGATGTCCGCCCGTTGCGCCCTTGTGCGGCTTTGCCGTGCGATCACGGGCGGGGTTTGACGAGATCAGCCCATCCGCAACAGCTGAATCAAACAAGGCACAATACAATTGTTTTGCGGCTTTGATGTAGGAATTGGACAGCCCTTTGTAACGGGTTGAGAAAATGCCCTTTATATCGGAAGGTTTCACATCCGACAACGGCAGGTTGCCAATTGCGTCCGTGAGGTTGGCAAGGTGTGTGCGTAACCCCGTCATTGTGCTTGGCACAACATCCGGGCGGGCACGCTTCAGCCATTGTTCAGCGTACCCGCTGACAAAGTACACCGCAACCCGCCCCCGCTTTTCAGCCGCCTTGAATTCTTCCCGTTGCCGCAGACAATCATCCGGGTCATACGAATAGAACCATTGGTCATGATAACGGCACGCATACCGTCCATCCGGGCGGCGTTTCAGCTTCTGTTTCCGTTCCCGTGGCATGATTCGCCCTCCCAAAAAGTTTTCCACAGGGTGAAAGTTTTCCACAGGGCACTTTTCTGCGGAAATGGTTGTATCTGGTTTGCTACAATGCCAAACAGCAAATGTAGCAAACAATATGTATTTTCTGGTTGGTTTCATTACCAAGGTTTTCCACAGAAACCGCCTCTGGCTCGCCGAATGGGTAAATACTCATCCGAAAGCTAGACCCGCCTGAAATCGCCGGAAAAGTGCCTTAAAACGCATTTGCGTTTTCGGGGGCGGAAAACAGGCTACCAGACACGCACGAAACCGACAGCAAGACCGTATATCGTTATCCCTTTATCCACAGGGTAAATTTGTGGGGGATATGCGGGGTTGTCTGCAACCAGCATGATGTTATCCCCATTCCTATAGAACCGTTTTAGTGTTGCTTCGCCGTCAATGCCAACTGCGGCAATTTGCCCCGGTTGCACTTCGGGCTGTTGGCGGATCAACACAAGGTCACCTTGATGGAAAGTAGGGGTCATGCTGTCCCCGTCACAGCGCAAAGCAAAATCAGCGAACACGCCCTCCGGCAGTTGGGCATATCCGTCAATGTTTTGCTCTGCCATTATCGGTTTACCGCAAGCAATTGAGCCGACAATCGGCACGGCATTTTTGACCATGCCAATAAACGGCGGCAGTTTATCCACCCGGCACAGCAGTTCGTCCGCAGATACGCCCAGCGCATCCGCAATGCGCCCGATTGCCAACGCACCCGGTTCGACCTGCCCGGTTTCATACTTGGCAACGGTAACCCGGTGCAACATGGCAAGTTCCGCAAGTTCTTCTTGGTTCATACCCCGTTCCCGGCGCAACTCTGCAATTCTCTTTCCAATATCGTTTTGCATTGTATAACCCCCTTTCGGTCTGTAACAAGTATGTTACAAGTTCGCGTGCAAAAAGTAAATAGCAAACAAGCTAATTTCTGCTTGCATTATTGTACCTTCTGTGTTACAATTCCCATGGTGTACCTTATGTGCTACAGAAAGGGGTGAGCAAGATAACAGGGTTGGTACAGGCAAGGCAAGCGCAGGGGATGACGCAAGAGCAACTTTCGGAAGCTTCCGGGGTTCACCGGGTGACCATTGCACGGATTGAAACCGGGGAAGTTTCGCCCAAAGCGGAAACGTTAAAACGGCTTGCGGATGCGCTTGGTGTGTTGGTGGATGACCTTATGACAAAGGAAGCGGGTTGAGCATGGAAAGACTTTTGTCGGTGCGTGACATTTGCGCAAGGTATCAATGCAAGCCAACAACCGCCCGGAAGTATATGCGGGAGATGGAACACTTGGAAACCCCGCTGATGGTTACGGAAAGAGCGGTTGCGGCATGGGAGCGGCGCAAAACGTTGCCGCCGGAAGGCGAAACCCGGCAGTTGTTGCGGAAGGGGGTGAACAGATGACAGAGGTTGACGCAATCAAGGAAGCGGCAGACGCAAGGGCGTGGGAAGAACTTAACAAGGATGACCCGGATGCCAAAGCGGCGGTTGACCTGCTGACAAAAGCGGTGCACGCATTGCAACAGGCAGAGGATTATCTGCGAGATGCCGCAAAGGTGGTTGAGAACAGCCCGGAAACGTACCGGATTGAATCGTTGGAAAATGCGGCAGTTGATTTGGCTTTTGATGTAAAGAAGCAAATTTGGAGGTTTGGTTGAGATGGAACTGTGGCAGTTGATGCACCCCGCCGCCGGGCGGATAAAAGGGTTGCGGAAATCACCCGTTGCCCGGATACGGGTCTGGATGCGGTACAGGCGGGGTGAATACCCGTGGTTTGTACAGATATGAAAAAGCCCCGCCGGAGCGGGGGAATGCAAGGGCAATTACATTCACCCGAATTATACCATATTGGCAAAAGAAAGGAAAGCGAAAAATGAGCGAATTATTGATGGCTGAAGCGGAAGGGTTTGTGATTGACACAGACGCAAAAGCGGAGTGGGCGCTTAAAAAGATCAAAGAAGCACGGGCAGACCGGGACACATGGGTTGCGTGGTACAAGGACAAAATCCAGCAGATCACGGAACAGACGGATTTCGACACGATGAACCTTGAACGGATGCTGGCAGATTACTTTGCAACCGTGCCGCACAAAAAGACAAAGACACAGGAGAGTTACAAGTTGCCCGGCGGCAAGCTTGTACTTAAGACCCAAAACCCGGAATACAAGCGGGATGACAAAACGGTCATTGATTGGGCAAAGGCAAACAGCCTGACGCAGTTTGTCAAAGTAAAGGAAGAATTGGATTGGGACGGCTTAAAAAAAGCAACGGCTGTTTTCGAAGGCCACATTGTGACAGAGGACGGCGAGATTGTGCCCGGCATTGATGTTGTAAACAGAGAACCGAAATTCAGCGTGGAGGTGTGATTATGGAAAAGCTTTTTCATGTTGTCGTTACAGAGATTGACCCGGAAACCAAAGCGGAAAAGGAAGTTCACGTTGATGAACTTTATAAGAATGTCACGCTGATTGCAGATTGCGCAGACCGCAACACGCTGGCAGAAGTTGTGCTGAATGACAATCTGATTGGCATTGCGGCAAAGCTTGCGTGTTGTGAAAAAGTGAGCGAAGCGATGAAGCTTGCGGCGGTTATGACAAAGCTTCTTGATGACAGAGCGGGCAGGGGTGAAAACAGCCTGTTGCGTGCGATTATGGGGGAATAAGATGATGAGCGAAGGAAAGATTTACGGCTTGATTGGTCAAGCAATGCGGGAAATCGGGGCTATTGGGAAAGATAGCAAAAACGCACAGCAGGGGTATAAATTCCGGGGCATTGATGCGGTATACAACGCCTTGAACCCTGTAATGGCAAAACTAGGGTTGTTTATCTGCCCGGAAATCCTTGACCACAGACGGGAGGAGCGCATTTCGGAAAAGGAATACAACGGGCAGAAATCGCAGACAGTTTTAAAATACTCTATTTTGACTATCAAGTACACCCTTTATGCACCGGATGGGTCAAACATATCATGCGTGGTTGTTGGTGAGGGCATGGACAGCGGGGACAAGGCAAGCAATAAAGCAATGTCGGTTGCGCTGAAATACGCCTGTTTCCAACTGTTTATGATACCCACGGAGGAAATGGTTGACCCGGATGCGGAAACGCATGAGGTAACAAGCAGGGCGCAAGCCCCGACAGCACCCAAAGCGGCAAAGCAGGAGCGCATTACGTCAAAGCCAACGGCGCAGGTGACACAGACGGAAACCGTACCGCCAACCCCGGCACAGCAGACCCCACCGCCCGCACCCGTCTCCCCCGTGCTTGAGTACCTTGCAAAAGAGCGTGAAGCGTTACGGGTTGTGCGGGAGATCGGAAAGGCGGAAAACAACGCCATTTGGAACACGCAAATCAAGGTTTTGCAGGGTGCGGGGATGACCCCGGCGAAACCGCTTGCGGACTACACAAGGGCTGAAGCGGAAAACCTGATTGGCGCAATGTATTCCAAATTTACCCCGAAAGGGTTGGTGCTGAAAGATGATGGGAAAGCTTCGTGAAGCAATCCCGCTTGCGGGTGGCGAATGGCTTGTGTCTTTTGTCACCCGCACCCCGCCGGGGGAATGGTTTGACAGCTTAAAAGGCAAACCCGTTGCCGTTGAGATCAAGAAGGAATCAAAGGCACGGTCAAAGGATGCGAACGCCTTTTGTTGGGCTTTGTGCGCTGACATTGGCAAGGCTATACGCCCGCCGTTGAGCAAAGAAGAGGTTTACCGCAAGGCAATCAAGGCGGTTGGGGTGTATTGGCAAACGCCCATCCCGCTTTTTAACCTTGACGATGTGCGGCGGCGTTGGGAATCGCACGGCACGGGTTGGTTCCTTGAGGTTGTAGACGATGACGCACCCGGACGCAAGCGGGTCAATATGTACTTTGGAACAAGCACGTACACGGTTGATGAAATGCGGGTGCTGTTGGATTGGTTGGTTGACCAAGCACAGCAGATGGAAATACCGATACCGCTATCCAAGGCAGAGCAAGAACAGATGTTGGA